CCCACCCCTATATATATTTTCGTTTAAACAGTTGCGAACGTTCTCATTATCGTTTAAACTCACCACATGACCAAGCATAGGCAGTTAGTACTAGACTTCATACGTGCCTACATCAGGTTGCACGGAGTTCCTCCGTCCTATGAGGTCATTGCTAAGGGGATTGGATTGAGTTCTAAGTCAAACGTTCACAGGATCGTCCACCGGTTAAAGGAGGATGGGCACCTGACCATCCGGCCTTATAAGTTTCATTCGATCAAGCTTGTGGATAAGTCTGTGAAAGAGATGGCTGCGTTATGAGTTTGTTAACCCACGCAGAAGTTAAGGCCTATATGGAGGCTTTGGACAATCCCAAGATTGATTCTGGGACGAGGGTGAAGATTCAGAAGCTTCTGGAGATGGACAAGGTTGAGAAGTCCAAGGAATCTTTTCTTTATTTTGTGACGCAGATGTGGCCTGTGTTTATCTCTGGGAAACACCATGCCATCATGGCAGATGCCTTTGAGAGGGTCGCTAGGGGCGACCTTAAGAGGTTAATTATTAACATGCCTCCCCGGCATACAAAGTCTGAGTTTGCTTCTTATCTGCTCCCGTCGTGGTTCTTGGGTAAGTTTCCTGAGAAGAAGATTATTCAGACTGCACACACCGCAGAATTAGCCACGGGATTTGGACGAAAGGTTAGGAATCTTGTCTCTTCAGAAAATTATCAAAGGGTATTTGATACAAAGCTATCAAGTGATTCAAAGGCCGCAGGTCGCTGGAACACTAACATGGGTGGTGATTACTTTGCTATCGGTGTTGGCGGCGCTGTTACAGGCAAGGGTGCTGACCTTTTAATCATTGACGATCCCCATTCAGAGCAGGAGGCCAAGCAAGGCAACCCTGCGGTTTTTGATTCTGTCTATGAGTGGTTCACATCTGGCCCTCGCCAGCGTTTACAACCCGGTGGAGCCATCATTATTGTGATGACTCGATGGTCGAAACGTGACTTGACAGGCCAAATTCTTAAAAACGCAGGGAAAGACGGCGTAGATCAGTGGGAAATCATCGATTTTCCGGCGATCATGCCCTCTGGTGTGCCTTTATGGCCCGGTTTTTGGTCAAAAGAGGCCCTAGAAGCGCTGAAAGCGGAGCTTCCAGTGTCCAAATGGGAGGCTCAGTATCAACAGAACCCAACATCCGAAGAAGGCGCGATCATCAAGCGGGACCAATGGATGATTTGGGAGAAAGATAGCCCCCCGCAGTGCGAATACATCATTCAATCTTGGGACACCGCCTTTGAAAAGAACAACCGCGCAGACTATTCTGCCTGTACAACGTGGGGTGTGTTCCAGCACCCCAATAAAACCGGTGATATGCGGCCAAACATCATCCTGTTAGATGCGTTTAAACAGAGGATGGAGTTCCCTGAGCTTAAGAAGATGGCTTTAGAACTCTGGCAGGAATGGCAGCCCGATACATTGATTGTGGAGAAACGTGCCGCAGGTGCTCCGCTCATTTATGAGATGCGAAAGATGGGCATCCCTCTTTCTGAGTTTACACCGGGTAAAGGAAACGATAAGATCTCGCGTGTAAACGCAATCTCCGATCTGTTTGCTTCAGGTGTTGTCTGGTGTCCAGAGACTCGTTGGGCTGAAGAAGTGATGGATGAAATGGCTTCCTTCCCCAATGGCGATCATGATGACCTTGTTGACTCTTCAAGCCAAGCTCTGATGAGATTCCGTCAAGGCGGGTTCATTTCCATCGATTCTGATGAGCCAGATGAACCTGTATATCGCAGACGCATGGAATATTATTAAGGACTCAAATGAGTATCGACAAAGCAATCAGCCAAGCACCTATGGGTCTTTCAGACCTTCTTGAAGATATTGGCATGGACGTTGAATTAGACGATCCCCTAGTTATGGAAGAGGAAAGCGTTGAGATCATCCTAGAGCCGGAATCAGAATATGACAGCGATTTTGATGACAACCTTGCAGAAATTCTTGACGAAGGCGTTCTAGGTAAGATTGCCTCTGAGTTGGTAGAACTCGTAGAGGCCGATATATCCTCCCGCAAAGACTGGGCAGAAAGCTTTGTCAAAGGCCTAGAAGTCCTTGGCGTGAACTATGAAGAGCGCACGGAGCCATGGAATGGAGCCTGCGGTGTTTACTCTACCGTCCTAACAGAAGCTGCCATTAGATTCCAATCGGAATCAATCATGGAGACTTTCCCTGCCGCTGGCCCTGTAAAGACTGAGATCATCGGTGCAATTGATAGATTGAAGGAAGAGGCAGCCGAGCGTGTTCAGGCTGACATGAACTTCAAGCTAACAGAGGAAATGCCTGAGTACCGCCCTGAGCATGAGCGGATGTTGTACTCCCTCGGTCTGTCCGGCGCAGCATTCAAGAAGGTCTATTACGACCCAGCCATGGAGCGTCAGGTTGCAGTGTTTGTCCCTGCCGAAGACATGATTGTCCCGTACGGCGCTTCTAATCTTCAGAACGCAGAACGTGTTACCCACGTCATGCGCAAGACCAAGAATGAGATGCGCCGCCTGCAAGTCAGTGGGTTCTATAGAGATATAGACCTAGGCGAGCCTGTCCAGCACCTCTCAGACATTGAGAAGAAGAAGGCGGATCAGCAAGGCTACAAAGCCACCGATGACGACCGCTTCCAGCTCTTGGAAGTCCATGCTTATTGGGACTTAGAAGGTTTTGAAGATACCGACTCAGAAGGCGAGGAGACAGGCATCGGCCTGCCTTACGTCATTACCATTGATCGTGGAACTAACAAAGTTCTGGCAATCCGCAGGAACTGGTTGGAAGACGATGCCAAGAAAACCAAGCGCCAGCACTTTGTAGACTACTGCTACATCCCCGGCTTTGGTTTCTACGGTATGGGTCTGATCCACATCATTGGTGGATACGCCCGCGCAGGCACATCTTTAATCCGCCAGCTGGTAGACGCAGGTACTCTGGCCAACCTTCCCGGCGGCTTGAAAGCCCGTGGCGCTCGTATCAAAGGCGACGACACTCCAATCCAGCCCGGTGAGTTTAGGGACGTAGATGTGCCAAGCGGCGTCATCAAAGACAACATCATGACGCTTCCTTACAAGGAGCCAAGCGGCACTTTGTTGACTCTGCTTGACCGCATCACAGAAGAAGGCCGTCGTCTGGGATCTATCTCCGACATGAAGATCTCTGACATGAGCGCTAATGCGCCAGTCGGTACAACCTTGGCCTTGCTTGAGAGAACCTTAAAGACCATGGGAGCAGTGCAGGCCCGTGTTCATTACTCCATGAAGCAGGAGTTTAAACTCCTTAAAGGCATCATTCGGGACTACTCTCCTATTGATTATGAGTATGACCCACAAGGCAACGACCGTCAGGTCAAACAGGCTGACTACGACCTAGTTGAAGTTATCCCTGTATCTGATCCAAACAGCTCCACAATGGCCCAGCGGATCATGCAGTATCAAGCTGTGATCCAGCTGGCTCAAGGTGCTCCACAGATCTATGACCTGCCATTGCTGCACCGCCAAATGATTGAGGTCCTAGGCGTCAAGAACGCAGAGAAATTAATCCCCGGCGCAGAGGATCAAACACCTAAAGATCCAATCAGTGAGAACATGGCATTCCTTAATGGAAAGCCCACTAAAGCATTCATTTATCAGGATCATGAGGCGCATATTGCAGCGCACACATCCTTCATGCAAGATCCAATGATTGCTGCGCAGATTGGACAGAACCCAATGGCGCAGAAGATCCAAGCGTCAGCAATGGCTCACATAGCAGAACACTTGGCATTCTTGTACCGCAAAAAAGTTGAAGAGCAAATTGGCGTGCCGTTGCCAGCTCCTGATACCAAACTGCCAGAAGACGTGGAGGTGCAGTTGTCCCGTCTGGTTGCCCAAGGCTCCGCCCAGTTGTTACAGCTTAACAAAGCTCAACAGCAACAGCAGCAAGCCCAGCAACAAGCACAAGATCCGCTCATCCAGATGCAACAAGCTGAACTCCAGCTTAAGGGTCAGGCAGAGCAGACTAAGGCGCAGAAAATTGCCGCCGACATTGAAATGGCAAAAGCCAAACTCGAACTTGAGAACAAGCGGATCGACACGCAGGCTCAACTCGACATGGCTCGTATCCAAGCGCAAGAAAAACAGAACAACCAAAAGGTTCAAGTTGACCTGTTTAAACGAGGAAGTTAACTATGTATGAAGGTCAGGCTTTTAAATATCTTTTAACTGATCTTCAAGAGAAGGAGAAAAACCTTCTTGAGAGTCTTGGAGGCGGGGCGGCATCTGACTACCCCGCTTATCGAGAGATGTGCGGGCAAATTCGAGGTCTACTGTACGCACAGTCTTTAATAACTGACCTTGTTCGAAAACTTGAAAGATATGAAGATGACTGAATACGATGTCAGTGCAGTGGATTTGTCGGGTGTGCTCAACAAATCCAACGAGGAGAAGGCTAAGCAAGTGCCTGATCCAGCAACATATCACCTCCTTTGTATGCTTCCGAAAGCAGAAGAAGAGATGGGTGATAGCGGAATTTTAAAATCCGCAACCATGATGCACCACGAAGAGATTCTTTCTCCCGTGCTGTTTGTGGCAAAAATAGGCCCAGATGCGTTCAAAGACGAGAAACGATTCCCGTCAGGAGCGTCATGCAAGGTCGGCGATTTCATCATTACCCGCCCTAACAGCGGTACAAGAATGAAGATTCATGGTACTGAGTGGCGTTTAATCAACGACGACAGCGTAGAAGCAGTAGTCCAAGATCCTCGCGGCATTCAACGTCCTTACTAAGGAGACACCATGGCTGAAATGGAAAAAACCGAATTCGAGTTTCCCGATGAAATCGAGGCAAAACAGAATCGTTTAGGCAGCAAGGTTGTAGAACCTGAGCCTGAACAAGTCAAAGAAGAACCTGAGATAGAGGTTATTGATGACACGCCGGATGAGGACAAGGGCAGAACGCCCATGGAAACTCCTCCCGTCGAGCCTACAGACGAAGAATTAGCCAATTATTCTCAGCGTGATCGCACCAAACTTCGTGAATTTACGAAGGGCTATCACGACGAACGCAGAGCTAAAGAAGCTGCGATTCGGGAGAAAGAAGAGGCTATACGCATTGCACAAGCAGTTTATGAAGAAAATCAAAAGCTGAAAAACAATGTACACACCAGTCAAAGCGCCCTACTGGAGCAAGCTAAGAAAGTTGTCTCGCAAGAGGTGACTGATGCTAAAAACCGGTACAAGGCGGCTTATGAGGCTGGCGATGCAGATGCTCTTGTACAGGCTCAAGAAGATTTAACCACCGCGAAGATGAAAGCGGAGCGTGTAAACAATTTTAAGCCTACCCCTTTACAAGAGGAAAAAACTGTTGTACAACCCCAACATCAGCAAGCACCCCGTGTCGATACCAAAGCTGTTGAATGGCAACAAACCAATAAATGGTTCGGTACTGACAAGGAAATGACCGGATTCGCGCTGGCGGTGCATGAGAAGCTGGTTAACGATGAGGGCATTGATCCTCAGAGTGACGAATACTACAGACGCATCAACGGTAGATTGCGTCAAGTGTTCCCAGATAAGTTTGAGTCTGCGGAACCCGCTGATACGACGCAGCGTAGGAAATCAAACGTTGTTGCTTCTGCGACACGCAGTGTGGCCCCTAAAAAAATCACATTGTCTGCCTCAGAAGTGGCTATTGCCAAGCGGCTAGGCATTCCTTTGGAACGCTATGCTCGTGAGGTCGCAATATTAAGAAGGAATGAAAATGGCTGAACAAATTCGTGAAAAAAGAGCTACAGAGTCCCGCGCAAGTTTTGAGCGTCCTTCGAAATGGATGCCCGCTTCTTTGCTACCAGATCCCGAACCAGAAGCTGGTTGGTCATTCAGGTGGATTCGCCTTGCTAATTTAAACAATCCTGATCCGTCAAACATTTCTTCTAAATTACGCGAAGGTTGGGAGCCTGTTAAAGCCGCAGATCAACCCAAACTCCAACTGTTGAGCAACCCTAACGGGCGCTTCCCAGATGGAATTGAAATTGGTGGACTGTTGCTTTGCAAGACCCCTTCTGAGTTTGTTGACCAGCGGAACGCCCACTATCAGAAAATTTCTGATGGGCAGATGCAGTCAGTAGACAACACCTACATGCGCGAAAGCCATCCTAAGATGCCTTTGTTCAGAGAACGAAGCTCTGAGGTTACTTTCGGAAGACGGTAATTAAATTTTTTGGAGACTTAAATGTCAACTACCAATGCTCCCTATGGCCTAAAAGCCATCAATCGTAACGACGGCATGCCTTATGCTGGCGCTACGAGTCAGTATTTGATTGACCCAGCAGGCCTTGCTTCCAACTTGTTTTTTGGACAAGTTGTTATCATTAATGCAGACGGTTATATCGCTTTGTCCACCGCTACCGGCGCAGACTTAACTACCAACAACCTTGGTGGCTCTAGTCTTGGTGCTTGGGGCGTTTTTGTTGGTGCTTCATACATCAACGCACAAGGCCAGCAGATCTACGGTCAGTACTATCCATCCGGCACAACCGGCGTGGTGACTGCATACGTTATCACTGACCCTAACGTGACTTTCCAAGCTCAATTGGATGGCCAAGTTACTCAAGCCGCCCTTGGCGCAAACACTTTCTTTGCTGCTGCTCAGTCTACTTCTACAGGTTCTACCCGTACAGGTAACTCTACCAGCGCCTTGGAAAGTACGGTTGTTACTACAGCTGCTGCGTTCAAGATTATTGGTTTCGCCTCCCCATTGACTGATGCTTACACCGAAGTGTTTGTTAAGTTCAATCCCGGCGCTTCTGCTTTCACTAACGCCGTTGGCATCTAAGGAGCTAAATCATGGCTATTTCACGCGCACAACTACTTAAAGAGTTGCTCCCCGGCCTGAACGCTTT